CGGTACTATCTCGATGAAAAACATCTTCTCGAAATCTACTTTGGCACCGAACGCGCTCATGTCGTCGGAAAACAATCTACCCGTGAAAGTAACTCCAGGCGAATTAACTTTAAATACAGTGGGTTGTCCACTAGCCGACATAATGCAAAGCTTCTTTATAGATTTTGAGACAGGAACGACGCTCGACGCTATCTATAAAGTAAAACAAGTACAACACAACTTCGTGGCGGGTAAGTTTGAAACTGCGTGGACGATGCAACATTTCGAAAGTTATTCGACGTTCTTCGGCGCAGCTTCGGTGGACAGCGCCCTCAAAGAGCTTCATAAAGATACGACCGAAAAGAAAGAAAGAGATGAAAATTCGGATCAACCCCAATCTGATCCGCCACCAAACGTCACGGCTGCCCAAATGAATACGAGCGCTGGAAACGATTAGGATTAATCCAGACTTGTAATTCGTCGACCTGCCACGTTATTATATTCTCGTGGATCCCTTCTGTATTTCGTCTACGATTCTTGGGTCGGAGAAACACATGCTCGTCTCGTCCGACGGTTTTACTACCTTGGGCAAGGCGCCGACAGACGTCTGGTTCCTCAATGGCGACCTCGATCCGACGAAACCCCTATGTCTCGATACACTACTTAAATTAAAGGGTGTCGAAGTTCCTATCGCTCCACCCGAGAAGTGGAAGCGTTCAATGTCTCTATTGATTTCTGGTTCTGTACCACCTTGGTCGCAGGTGATGCCCTCGACTGCCTATAAGTCCTTTGTAAAAAACTTAATTAAATCAATCGCAGAAACCATAGGTGACTTACCCAAGGATTATTATAGAAGCACCTGGTGTCCTGGTGGCCAACTACTTTGCGGGTTGAAAGCAGCCCGTGTAGACTCTGCCATCTACAAGGATATCGCGACCGAGATAGAGCGGGATTCTGGCGCCTTTGAGACCTTCCGACCTGGCCCGGGCGGTTTCTTACAACCTGTCGTCTATGATCGCTTCGCAACTCGGACGGGTAGGTTGACGGTGACCTCGGGTCCGAACATTCTCACCTTGAAGAAGAGCTATCGCCGGATGTTGAAGTCGACCTTTTCCGACGGTGCTATCTGTTCACTGGACTTCGCAGCGTTGGAAGCACGTATCATCCTTGCTGCTGCGGACAAGTCTTCGGCGGCCCCTGATCTGTACGGTGAACTGGCCGAAAAACTCTTCGATGGCCGGATCGATAGGGAAGTTGTCAAGACGGCGGTTATTAGCGAGCTGTATGGCGCCTCGAAGAGCACGCTTGCGTCTCGGTTGGGTATTGGTGGTCACAAGCTTGCAGAATTCGTGACGATGATCAGGTCCTACTTCGGCGTCGCTGACCTGCGCAAGCGGCTGAAGGACGAGTTTATACAATTCGGTAAGGTTCGCAACGAACACGGTCGATTCCTCGACCTCGACGATCCGCAGGACCACCTGTTCGTTAATACCTACGCCCAGAGCACGGGAGTGGACGTATCGCTCCTCGGCTTCAAGGCTGTGATGGACCGGCTGGGAACAGACGGTGTTCGACCTCTATTCGTCCTTCATGACGCCTTAATCCTCGACGTTAGAAATGATAGGTTATCTGATGTTGAAAGTGTATCTTCGGTTGCAGTTCCCGGTTATGATACTGAATTCCCGTTAAAATTTGAAAAGGTGTGATTTTTCTCCACAAGAATATATTTAAACATTATGAAACTCACATCACGACAACTCAGAAAGATTATTGCAGAAGAAGTTTCCAATGTCGTATCAGAGATGCCTGTTCCTCGCATGCGTGCAGCTTGGCGCGATAAGCTAGATCCTAGCGACTTTTACGTAATTGCGCCTGAGGTCGAGGCAAAACTCGATGAATTGAATAGTATGACCATAGATCTGGGTCAGACTCGTACACGTTTGGCTGTGAAGACTCTGTGTCAAGACATTGTTAACTTATTGGAACAGTTGAAATGAAAATTACAGTAAATCAACTCCGTAGAATTATTAAGGAAGAACTTGAAACAGTCAACGAAGCAGTCGATCTCGGTGCTGCACTATCTGCATGATCTTGTAGTTCATCTACAAAAATTACCAAAAAATCTGGTGAACAATGGGGCCACGGTATAATACTGTGGCCTTATGACTTTGACGCCCGAAGAAATTGCAGCAAACTTTGACAAATTCCGTTCGTTGTGCGAGAAGCTTGGAGATCGATCAGAAACAGCCTTAAAGATGGTTGATTCTCTTGGCGAGCAATTGGCATTATGTCCTGCATCAAGTCGTAAAGATTATCATAATTGTATGGTTGGTGGTTTGGTCGAGCACTCCCTCCGAGTCCTGTCCAATGCTATGAAGCTTGTGAAGACTTATGGTTGGGAAGTTCCTAAGGAATCATTAATCATTAGTTGTCTATTTCATGACCTTGGTAAGGTAGGTCTAGCAAATGATGATGGGACCGTGACAGATTATTATATTCCTCAGGAATCTGATTGGCACCGCGACAAGCTCGGCGAGCTGTACAAATATAACAAGGACATGCAATACATGTCAACTCCGCAACGAAGTGTTCACATGTGTCAGGCATTCGGTCTTAAATTAAAGACAGATGAGTATCTTTCGATTCTTCTTAATGATGGATTCGTTCTTGACGAGAACAAACCATATTGTCTAAAGACGAATCCTCTAGTTTTTGTTGTTATGACTGCCGACTATATTTCCACCATGCAAGAAAAAGTTGGTGGCGACTGGACACCGTGAGAGATACTTATCTCCATGAACGCCTTGCTACGTAGGTACATCAGGGAAGCGCTACTGGAAGCTCAAGCAAATCCAGCTGTTGCGAACCAGCTACCGGGTACACCAAAACCTGGTGAAAAAGGCAAAGAGGATAAAGAGGACGAGGATGAGGTCGAAGAATTGGACGAGTTCAGCGGAGCAGGAGCAATCGCAGGATTTGCTGCTGCGCCCCTTGGTTATACAGGCATGGATGCCGAAGGCCCAGGTGCCGACGGAGAACGTACCAAGCGTAAAAAACCAAATTGGTTTTGAAAAGAACCTTTGAACAGTAAAAAGAGTTTGTGGTAGGGTAGAAATACCTGCACGGTGCAGGGTGATATTCCTGCCACAGGTACGGAATGGGAAACGGAAAAGGAAAAAATGGCTATTGATCTAGAAGCAATTAAACGTCGCGTCGCAGAACTTTCAGGTGTGAAGAAAACATCATCAATCCAAATGTGGAAACCACAGCTTGGTGAACACAAGATTCGCTGTGTACCATGGAAGAATGCACCAGATGGTCAACCTTTTGCAGAACGTTGGTTTTATTATCTCGGTGAAAACGCGGGTATTCTAACTCCTCATCAATTCGGCAAACCAGATCCGATCAATGATTTGATTCGAAAATTGTATAGTAGTGGTAAGCCTGATGATAGAGTTTTAGCGAAGAAATTGCAGCCAAAGATGCGGTGCTACGCACCTGTAATCGTTCGAGGCGAAGAGGACAAAGGCATTCAAGTTTGGGCGTTTGGTAAAATTGTTTATCAGCGCATGCTTGGATTCTTCCTTGATGAGGAGGTTGGTGATATCCTCTCTCCGACAGAAGGCTTTGATCTAAAGGTTTCGATTACGAAGCAACCAGGTAAGCAATTTAACGATACCACGGTCGATCCGGCTCGGCGGCCAACGAAGTTGCACGAGGATTCGAAGACATCGGAACAATGGCTAAATTCAATTCCAAATCTTGACGATATGTATCGACTCAAGTCTACTCAAGAGATTGAAACTGTTCTCAATAACTGGTTGAATGGTGGTACGACCGAAGATGTTTCATTGCCTCCAACGACTCGAGGCGCGCCACCGTCTGACGCGCTTGCGGATCTTGTCGCTGAAGTCAAGGCGACAGCGCCAGAAAAGAAAAAGCCAAAGAAGTCAGAAGACGAAGAGTCAGTCAAGAAGCAATCTCTTGATGACGCGTTCGCTGACTTGATGGGCGACGAGTGATTTTGCGTTGACATCTCGTAAACGCCGGGGATCAAATAGGTCTCCGGCGTTTGTACTATCACCACACTTAAGAGGATAATAACAGAACATATGGCAAAGAAATCAAGGGTTGATGATCTTGAAGATGACAGCACAGTAGCGAATATGACGAATGACCTGATAAAGGCTCTAAATAAGGAATTCGGTCAAAGGATCGCATATAACCTTGGTGAAGATGAAGCCCCGACGGTTGTCAAACGATGGTTGGACACAGGTTCCGTTCAACTAAACTATGCAATTCGAAATGCCACTCACGGTGGTTACCCAGAAGGTCGAATCATTGAGATCTCTGGCGCTCCCTCTATCGGTAAGTCTCACCTTGCCTATCACGCCGCGGCCATGGCTCAAAAGCTTGGTGGTCTTGTTGTTTATGTTGATACAGAGAATGCAACTCCTGTTGCCAAGCTGGCGATGATGGGAATCGATGTTCGTAAACGATTTGTGTATTGCGATTCTCACTGCACAGAAGAAGTGTTTTCGATCATCGAGTCTACAATCACAAAGGCCAAGCAGATCCTTGATAAGAACGTTCCAATTCTAGTAATCTGGGATTCAGTAGCAGCGACGTCCCCTAAGGCAGAGCTTGATGGTGAATATGAGGATAACACAATTGGTCTTCAGGCCCGAGTCATCTCAAAGGGTATGCGTAAGATCACTGGAGTTATTGGACAGAACAATGTGACGCTTCTATGCCTAAATCAATTGCGTACGGCCATCGGAGTAATGCATGGCGATCCTGATGTTACTCCTGGAGGAAAGTCTATTCCTTATCATGCATCGATTCGATTGAAGCTAACGTCTGGAACACAAGTAAAAGACAAGGCTGGTAACGTTATTGGAATTCACGTTATTGCCACGATTAAGAAGAACAAGGTTGCTCCTCCGTTCCGTAAGTGCGAATTTGACATCATCTTTGGTAAGGGAATTGTCGAGGATGAATACCTTTTCGACCAGGTTCGTTCTTATTGCAAGGACGTTGGATTTATCAAACGAAAAGGTAAGACAATCAATATTTCTGGAGAAGGTGCATGGAAAGAGCTCAGTGTCGTTGATGATAAGACAGGTGAGGTCGTTGTAGAGAAGAAATTCTATAAGTCTGAGTTTGGTGAACTTCTACGAGATGCCAAACATGGTCCATGGTTGATGGAAGCAGTTGATTGTGCATTGACGTTAGTTACTGGCCCCGCTGCGGATTCGAATGAAGTAGACGATAACGTTACTGATGATGGAGGATCAGATGACTGAGCGACCAACGAATCCAATTTGGATCAAGGTAATCACTGATGATGATTCTTTGATTCCTGCGTACCAAACATCAGGTTCTGCAGGGTGTGATCTCATGTCAACAGACAACGTCGTAATTCCTTCTGGA